CCAGATACAGTAGCTTGGTTGTATGTATACTCTGTAGATGCTAGAGTACGTAGAGATAACAAGATTTCTTGGTCAATTTCAGCAGTAATTTCTTGTGCTAGAGCGGCCATGATTTCTGCTTCAACGTCAATACCATGTTGAGACTGAGCATCTTGTGCTGCCTCAAATGTCCAACGTGCTTGCAACTTACGTGACTTAGCTTCAACAGCCTGACGCAAGATTTGTACGCTGATTTGCTTACCACCGTTGCCTTCTAAGGCAGCAGTGTCGTTAGCTGTGTAATAGCTTGTTGAAGCATCACCGCTTGGAGTGCGAGAATATGCCTGAGCAATCTTGAACGGTGACAATGCTTCTTCACCAGCTGTAACGCTAGTAGCGGCTGCTGAGTTGTCAGTCAATGACTGAGCATAACGTACACGCAATGTGTGTATCTGACCAACTGGACCAGTCATTGGCTGAACGCCGACTAGTTCGTTAGCAATAACAGTTGGCATAACACGACGGATAACCGGTAGAATAACGCGGTTAAGAGTTGCAATGTTACCTGCAGTTGTAGTACCGGCTGAAGATTCAGCTAGTAACTGTTTTTTGGTGTTTTCTAAGATAACACCCATTGTTGAGCGGCGTGTGCCCTTTAAGCCTTCTAACAGGGCCTCTTTGGTTTCGCCCCAACGGCTTTCTAATAGAACTTTTGACATATTAATATTCTCCTATAGATGTCGTTAATTTATAGCCCTGCCAGACGTTTGATATCAATAACGTTGTCACGTTGACTCATATCAATTTCTTGTTTCTTGGCAGATTTATCACCAGTTACTTCTGTAACAACTCTGGACTCAGCCAATGCTTGCTTTGATGCAGGCTTTGTTGTGCCACCGGAGTTTAGAACTGCTGGTAGATACTTATCGAATGCGACCTTCAATTTTGGTGTCTGGACGCTTTCTAGCAAGTTTTGCATTGTCGTTGCTTTTTCTTCATTAAGAGTACTAAGCAAGTCACCCATCAATTTTTCACGTTGATTAGATTCTTTGATAATGCGAACTTCACGTTCTTTACTTTCGACCAACTTCTTAGCATTAGACATAGCTTGCGCTGCCTCTGCTAACTTTTGATCTTTTTCTTGTAGTTGTGACACTAGCTTGCGAGTTTCTGCTTTCTCATTTAGATGAGTAACAGAGAATTCGCCGGCGAATGCTTCAAACAGTTTGCGACCGAAATTATTTTCTTTTGCAATCTGAATGTCTTCCTTAAGCTGAGATAATTCACCCTTAAGATGTGATGTGACTACTGTGTTCAGTCTCTTAGCAGATTCGGCAACAAAACGTTGCTTCAATGCTTCAAGGTGTGAACGACCTTCGGCAACTAGTTTAACCTTAGCTTCAACAACTGCTTGCTTGTCCTGCGTGAATTCTTTAATTTCACGGGCAAGAGCATGAACAACGAATTGTTCTAGTTTAGCTTGGCTTTCTTTCATTGCTTTGCGATCATTGCGTAATTCTTTAATTTCTTCGGCTAGTTTAGTAACCATGAAATCATTGAACTTAACTGCGCTTTCACGTAGTTTTTGATTTGCACGAACGCGGTCTTCATTCATAGCTTGTCTTTCAGATTGAAATTCTTCAATTTCAGTCTGCAAGCTTTCTGTCATCATCTTATCTAGGGCTTCAACCATCACACTTCTGTCGTGTTCGTAACGGCGTGCAAAATCTTCACGTAATTCTGCACGTACTTGTTCACGGGCTTCAGACAATTTGGATTCCCAGGCTTCGTTTAATTCTTTGCCCACTTCCTCATTGATTAGACCGCTTTCAAGTAATGGTTTGATAGCATCAAACATGCTTATTCCCCTTTATTTGATTTTGAGATCCTTGATAAGGCGTTTTACTTCCTCAGCAAGATATCTCTGTACTTTTTTGTCACCTTGAGCATCCTTTGCAATATTCAACAATTTATGACCATGACGCATATTCATCATGCCTTCATAAATCGCTTTGGGATATGCATTGGGTGCGCTCGGTTGAGCGACAATATCCACAGTGACTATTTCAAAGTCACTGACACGGCCGTCCATATCGTTAACGTTTCCGCTACCTCTACTAGACACGCCAAGTTTAACACCACTCTGCAACATGGTAGTTACTAACTGACCCATTGGAGTTGGTAGAATCTTTAATTTACCGAAGCCGTTAGCTCCGTCCATCCACATAGATGTAATCATATGTGATACACGGTCTAAGTTAATCTTTAAATCGTCTGGGTGATCTACTTCACCTAAAACTGAGTAGCCACCTGTGATTTGTTCGTTGAGAGTATTAACGGCTGATTCGATTTCAGAAACGGGGTAAACACGCTCGTTGGCGTTTTTTACCCCACCCTGAATGAAAATCCCTTTCATATATAGGGATTTTCCGTTGCCGTCATCTGACGATTCAACCACCATACCGGCTCGGTCAAATGTCAAATGCTCTTTGAGATACAAAGCCATTGCTCTCAGATTCCTTAGATACGTTTCTTAACTATCTTGCGTGACTCAGAGACTGGACTCTTTGTGTTTACGCCAGAAGCTTGAGACTTAGTTGGGACTGGAGCCTTTTCTAAATCTTGTGTCTTTTGTGCAGGAGCATTCTTGAACTGTCCTGCGCCTTTAACTTGTGTCTCGCCCTTAGAACCGTAGTTGCTAGGAGCTTTAGGGCTGTTAGGAACAGATTCTGATTGACCACTGAATTTGACTGGCTTAGAATCCATACCAGCTTGACCGCTGTTTTGTAGGCTTGGGCTCTTTGTTTGAGCACCGTTGTCACCCATCTTACCGTATGAATTGTATGTTTGTCCACCAATTTGTTTTAGTTGAATAGCTTCCATAACTGATTCTTCTAAATCATCATCTTCTTCATCGATTTCTTCGGCTTCCATCATTTCTTCGTCACCGCCAAAATCTTCTTCGTCACCCATGTCGTCATCGCCCATGTCGTCATCGCCCATGTTATCGCCGCCCATGATTTCTTCAAATTCGGCCATTAATTGGTCTAGCTTATCTTCAATACGAATAACTGCATCTTCAACTTCGCCGGCTTCATCATCACCAACGTCATCTGCGTCAATGTCAATTATTTCGTCATCGCCTTCACCGTCATCAGCATCGAATTCCATTTCTTCGTCAGCTTCTGTCATACCGCCGGCTTCTTCAGCATTGATTTCATCCATCAAATCACCGACTTGACCAACCATGCCGCCTTCGCCCATCATCTCGTCGTCCATAATAGACTCATAGATTTCACGTGATTTCTCTACCACGATATCGTGAAATAATTCACGTGCTTGTTCTTCGTTCTCATTGATAATCAAATCAATAAGTTTTTCAAATTTTTTGTTATCCATTGTTTGTCTCCTGAATAGAATGGCTTTGTAATAATTATTTAGTGGGTATCATAAAAAAGAGCACAATAAGTGCTCATTTTTTGCGTTTTTAATTGAGATATACTAAATCACACTGCCGGAGCTCCGTCCGACTCCGGTTTTGGTCCATATTGTATATGGACTTTCTTCAGATGTTGCTTCTTTTCATAGTTGCGAACATCCATCATCTTACGCAATTTACGTATTTGCTTTAACGTAAGTTTAGTTTTTCTTGATTGTTTCCATTCCGGTTTGCTGTTATCTTGATTTACATCTTGATAACCTGCTATCGGCGGATCGAACATTTCCATTAGTTTCATAGTATAGTATTTATCTTATGCTGTTAAGCCGCCACCGGCGCTTGGTCCACTTGGCATTGCGCCTGGTGATGATTGTACAGGACCTGCTACATCAGGAGCTATTGCTTCTCCCTCAGGGTTTTCAGGTTCACTCATCTCTTCACCTGTTTGTTCATCAGTTTCAATATCACCTACACTTACGCCAACGTTTCGTAAATCTTGACCTTCTGGTTTGTCATCTTCAGTCTCATTGTTTTCTTCACGCCATAGTTCTTCGTTTTTAGTAATTTCTTCTTCAGTCAATCCTAAGAATCGTTCTAGTGCAAAACGTTTAGCAATATAAGGGAACGCTTCCATGCTAGTAAATGTGCCAACACGTGCATTGTCTAGTTCACTTTGACGATAGGCCGCAAAGTTCTGTGGTGGGTTGAACTTTAACTGGAACAATCCACTATCAATGTTTAATCCTCTCCAACGCAAGAATAACTTGAATTCTTCATCAAGTTTCAGTGCAACATAGCTTTGTAAACGTTCGCAATATTGATTAAAACGAAACTCTTGAATCATAGCAGTACCAACACGACCGTCACTCATAGGAGTAACATTATCATCAGGACCTGTAGGAAGATAGCTACTTGGCACACGTAAACCACGTGCTAATCTGTTGTTAAAGTAGCGCAAGTCATCAATCTCGCCCAAGTTTTGACCACCGGGAAGGACTTCAACACTTGATCCTCTCCCGTCAGCAGTGACAGGGAAGAAGTAATCTTCGTTCATTGATAATGGGTTGTATGATGCATCAACTATACTAGAACCACCATATATGCTTGGAATTCTACGTTGATGAATCTCGTTCTTAATACGTTCAACAAATGCCATAGCCATGTGACTTGGCATGTTACCAACGTCAATCTTAAACATTCTACGTTCAGGAGCACGTTGTACACGATAGATAAGAACCGCATCCTCAAGCAATTCTTTTTGCTTATATACTTTAAAGATGTTTTCTAAAATACTTTGACCGAAAGGCCAGAAACGATCCAGACCTTCAGTCAAACTTAGATGGACTACATGTTTAGCATCTATGGCTGACTCGCTCTGGCCTAAAGTGAATCGACTACCGGATGTGTTGTAAGGCATTGCAGGAACAGTGTAACCACCTCCACCACCTGTGCCACCACCGCCTGTACCACCTAAGCCTGTTGCAGGATTAGCGGCAAAGTCTGTATTAGTTTTCTGTGCTACTGTTAAGTTCTGTAAGTTAATGTTAATGTCTTTAATAACATATTGTTCAGGTTTTTTACCTTCACTTTCATTGACAATAACCTTAATGATCTTAACCATATCGACCCAGTATAACTTGAAGTTTTCTGGATCACGTACAAAGCACTGATCTCCGTATTTGATAACATTACGGAAGATTTTAAAGATGCGAACGTCAAATTCATTGAGTTTGCACCATTGTTGTAATTGTGTTTTGAGCATTTCTACTTCGTGTGGAGTAGGATCTTCCTTAAATTCAAACATAAAAGGAGTCTTATTTTGCTCGTTTTTCATCGTGCTGAATTCAGAAATAATATCTAAACATGCGTTAATTTCAGCATCAACGTCCATCATTTCATACTGATTATATCGTTCAATACGGTTTGGATGACCTGTGTAGACTTCAGGAAGTCTACTCATGTAGTTGCGATAGCCCCAATCTAAATCGTTCCATCCACCAGTAGAGCTGCCATTTTGACCAGGACTGCCGTTCCAAGCTCCCTGATTGTTATTGCTACCTGAAATGGGACTAGATACGCCGCTTCTGTTTAAAAATTTCTTTTTGTATGTCATAATCTCAATGAGTTACATGTATTTAGTGTCAGGCTCGTGAATTCTGCAATAACTTCTCTTGTGTGTCATACGATTCTGATAGCTTATCCTTAATATCGGATAAGATGCTTACCATTTCTGTCATTGGATCTTCTCCTGGATCAGAAGGATTCATACCAGCAACCGTATCGGCTGATTGCTTAGTCAATGTATCTTTAAGCTGTAGTAAAACTTCTCTGAATTCAGTTGTTAATTTTTCCATTGCAGTAGAAAGATCCTCATTATTATTCTCCATGAGTTCTTTCAATCTGTCACCTAATACATCACCTATTTCGGGATCAAATGCTTTAGTACCTAACTCTGCTCCTGCAAGATTAGAGTTTGTTCCAATTCCAGAACCAACAATCTTTTTCCAAGCTTCAGGATCAGTTATGGTTTGTGTCTTATCATCGTATGCTCCTATCTTGCTTGCCATCTTAGAGATAGCACCAAGATCAGTTGACATAGGACCTTGATTATATCCTGCATACTCATTCACCCCAAATGCAGTTGGACCCATTTCTTCAGAAAATAACTTAATTGATTTCTTTGCAATTGATGTTGCATCTATTGATGGCATTGCAGTATCGCCACCGGTTGTTACATTACCAGTCATCTTAGTAATAGATTCAAGTCCTTGCTTACCCACACTTGCAATCTTGTCATTAGGTATAACTGTTTCAGGGCCATGCAATTCTACTAGATATCCTGTGTCAGGGCCATCAAAAACGCCGCCCCTTTGTGCTTTTGGAATGTCTGACTTTTTAGTATCAGCAGATGCAACCATCGTACCCTGACCTTGAGACGGTTGTATACCTTGAATGTCTTTAGATGCGGCATACCTCGATACTTTACCTAACAATTCACCTTTAATGTAGTCACTTGACTTATTAACATCACGGCCTGCAACTTGACTAGTTGCTAATTGGTTAGCCATATCTTGAGTCATAGGCTGTGAGGGATCAATACCCATCCTTTTAGCCATACTGCCTTTAGTCATTTCCATGTACCATGCAGTTGCTTCGGCCGCTACTTGAGGATTATTCAATAGATCCGGGTCTTTTACTAGTCTATCATCACCGAACAATGCTTGTGAAGCCTTTGCATACATTGCTTTACCAGTAATACCGATATAGCCTCGTCCGCGATACTTGAAACCGTCACCTATTTCAGTATTACCCATGCCACGGCCGATCTTAGTATCTTTGCCGTACATTACTTCACCCATCATTTCGGGGTTCTTTTTAATCTCATTTATTTCTTGATCTGATTTCCCAGCTACTCTGGATCCAAATATTGATCGGATTCTCTCGTTACTAGTTTTACCGTAATCTAAATTTTCGTTTTGAAGTACACCACCGGTTTCCTTCATAACATTACCAAGAACAGCATTAAGATATTTTTCATCTCCCATGCCACGCTTCATCATTGCGGCTTTAACATCGCCTAGATTCTGTTTAATATCCTGATCTTTAGCTTTAGCCGGTTTCAATCCAGTGCCGCCGCCCATACCTGCTAGAGGAGGTGCTGATGGAGGCTTTATACCCTGTCCTTCGGCTGCAGCCGGCGCTCCGGTTTTTGCAGAACCAGTTCCGCTACCTGCACTGCCTCCTAATATTCCACCAACGTTATCTGGAAGTTTAATACCAGTACCAGTTCCAGTAGAACCAGATTCTTGTGTTACTACTTTTATTTTGTTTGAGAACTTACTAAGATCAACTGCCGCGGCATTAAAAACATTTTTCAGTTTATCTTGTACACTTTCCATTGAAGTAGAAGCATCTTCTTCATTCTCTAGTATATCTTTTTGTATTTCATCTAACTTGATAACAGATGCAGTTAGTTTCTTGAATATAGAATCAGTGTCTTTGATTGTATTCTTTAGCTCTTTGATTGCTTCTATTTCTTTTTGTAATTCCTCATCCTCAGATTTTGGTACCGCGGCAGTTTTCATTCCACTGCCCAATGGTGTAATCATTTCTTTACCATGAAGTTCAACTGGATATCCAGACTTAGGTCCTTCGAATATACCACCGATTGCGGCTTTTGGTGCACTGTCCCTTGCTTTCTCATTAGCAATTGCACGATCCATCTGTTGTAAGATATTATTGTATGCAAGTTTACTCTGTGCGCTATCAGTCGCAGGGCCCTTTTTCTCAAATTCTTCTCTATTCTTTTGTAAATCAGTTAACCTACTATTTGATTCTGGTTTAGATTCAGTAGCAGTTGATTTTGCCACTGCTGTAATCGGTGCAACCTCTGCGGCTTTTGGTGCAGTAGATGTAGTTATAACAGGTTTATCTATCTTGGCCGCACCAACTTTTTCTGCACGTTCTGCGAATTCTTCTTTTGCTTTCATGTCAGCAATATCACGTGCTATACTTTCAGTTCCCAGTATTCGTTGTGCTGATGCGTTTTTAGGAAGATTCTTTTTGCGTGATTCCAATTCTTTATCAAATAATTCTTTCTTTCTTTCAAGATATTCTTTGTATAATTTTTCATCTTTCTTTGCAAGTTCCATCTCACTAAATGTAAATGATTTAGTTTCTGATTTAGTGGCTGCTTTAGTAGCTATGTTTCCTGTAGATTCAGATGCTCCTAGTTTTGTTCCCGGTGTCATTGCACCGAATGCCTTCATTAGGTTTGGATCTTCTACCTTGACGATAGATACCTTTACAGGATCGTTTTTATTTTTTGCAGAATCTTTTTCTAGTACATTTGCTGTCTTAGCATCTTTTTTAGCATCTGCTTTCTTGGAAGCTTCATCAACTTTCTTGTCAGCATCACTGGTCATCTTAGCGATGCCACCGCCGGCAACTTCACCAATAGCTTTACCTGCTTTGCTACCCAACCATCCACCGAGTGCGGCACCTATGATGCCACCTACTGCTGTGCCTAATATAGGAACAACAGAGCCAATTGCGGCACCTGCGGCTGCACCTTTTAGTGCGCCTGCTGTACCACCAATTGCTGTTCCTGCGCCTCCGCCAACTGCTTCACCCTTTTCAACACGTGCTTCTTCTTTTGTTATCTTACCTTCCTTGAGGTCTTTGTCAGCTTTCTTTATGCCTTGATATGCGTCTACTACGCCTGTACCAACTGACATTACAGTACCAATCAATGGTGCTGCCTTAGATAAGCCTGTTAAAGGTCCTGCTAATTTAGAAAGTGCAGTACCGGCCGCAGTTGCGGCTGATGCGGCAGTTCCTGCTCCGCCTGCGGCCGCAGTGCCGGCTGCGGTTGCCGCTACTGGTGCCGCCGCGGTTGCGGCTGTTGCGGCTGTGGCTGCTACTGGAGCGGCTGCTGTTGCTACTGTACTTGCTACTGGTGCCGCACCGCCCATTAATCCTTTTGCGGCATTTGCTAGTACGTTCTTTCCTGAATCTAGTAATTTAGAACCAAGTTGTTTAGTCAACATTCCTGTTGCTACTGCGACTGCGCCTGTGAATAATCCAATTGCAATAGTACTTGCATTGAATCCACTTACTAAAAAGTTACCACTTACAAGCAGTTTATCGAAGGCTTTACCTACTTCGATCTCAACCGTAGTCATCTTAGCTCTTGCGTCTTGTGCAGGATCTTTACCTGATTCCTTAGCCTTTTCTCTTTCTGCTTTGGACTTCCTCATCTCCTCTGTCATGTCTTTATCGAGCATTGAACCGTAGTTTTGCATCGACTTTTTATTCATACCAAAGGCTTTGGCAGTTTCATCTGAGAATGTAGCGGCTCGTCCTTGATTTTTAATCGCCTCACCCATCTTATCGGTGTAGGAATTCATGAACTTGCCGGCTGTTTCAGTGCCATCAGCACCTTTCTTCAACGCCTGTTCGAATTTGTCCATCGGCACACCCATACGTGCCAAATATGCGCTTTGTTCTGTCACGGTACCGGTAGCAAGTCTAGACTGAACAGCCGCAGTCATTTGTGAATCACCAAGTGCCGCAACACTATCTAGGAATTCCTCCCTAGCTTTCATCTCTTTCTTCTTAGCTTCTGCTCCGGCGGTGTCGCGTTTTGCTTCTAATGCTTTAACTTCTTGCGCTAACTTAGCTTGAGAGATTTGGAAGTTAACTGCGGCTCTAGCTTCTGCTTGTTGTTTCTTAATAGATTCTACGTTTTCACCAGTGATGGAACTCAACGTCATCAATCTATCAGTGTATTCTAGTGACGCTCTTTGTAAGGCTGCTTTATCTTGTAATTCACCTTTTAAACTCTTACCGGTTAAGCGTTGTAGCTGAATATAGTCAGCTTGGTTTTGCATCAATTCTTCTTGACTGACGCCCAAACGTTGATACTGTTCACGTGTTTCGTTGCTTACTGCCGCTAACTTAGCAAACGCTTTTACACCTTCACCGGTTGTTCCGCCCAAGTTAGTTAATGCAGGGCCTAAGCTTTGTAGTGGCTTAACCAATACATCCATATTCTTACTAGTGACACCGGCTTTGTGAGCCATGTCCAGCAATTCTCTAGTAGTGAATGCCCCGGCAGTACCAAACTTTGCTAAGTTATCGTTTGCTTTTAGTAGATCATCTGCTTGCTTTAAATACAAACCAGACACCTTAGTGATTGTTTGTACTGTGAATCCTATTGCTTTACCTAACGGACCAAAGTTTTCTGCGGCTTTTGAAACTGCATCACCTAATGTACTCAATCCATCGCTGTATTTTGCCATACTACGTGATGGATCTTGGCTGATAATATTATTAAATACTTTTCCTACACCCTCTGCACCACCTTTTAAGGCGCTTGCAAAGTTCTGCATTGCTTGATTGTATTCTTTAGCAGCCTGTAAGTTTTCTTTGTAGGCCCTAGAACTAGTATCTACCGCTACCGTGTTATCGCCAACTGCTCTTGAGTTTCGTCCAAAAGTATTGCTGAGGTTCATCCTCTCGATTTCCTCCGGTTTCATCGCAGACATACGGACTTGACTATTAATAGCCAAAGCCTCGTTTAGGGCGCGGAGTTCATCGCTTAATTGCTGAAATACTTGTTGAGAATTTTCGTCCATGGTTTTTACCAAATAAATATACTTGTATTTAGTATTGGGTAAAGACCCAATTTTAACTTAAGAGGAAAAACCTAAATGGCAATAGAAAACAACCCACTAAAACAGTACTTCCGTCGTCCTTCTGTTTATATCAAACTACCCAGCGGTGGAAAATACTACCCAGCGGGTATAATAGATATGCCCGAGAACGGAGAGATTCCAATCTATCCAATGACTGCAATCGATGAGATTACTACAAAAACACCGGACGCACTATACAACGGTTCAGCAATGTCTGACTTGATGAAAAGCTGTGTGCCTAACATCAAAGATCCATGGTCTATCAATAGTATGGACATTGATGCTATTCTTATTGGTATCAGAGCAGCCGGTGGCGGTGCTGACATGGAGATTGAATCCACTTGTCCAAAATGCACTGACATTGGTAAGTATGGATTAAATTTGATTAACATGCTTAGTCAAATGCGTCCCGGCAACTATGATAAAGAGCTTGAAATTAGTGATTTGAAGGTTAAATTCAGACCGTTGACATACAAAGAAATGAATGATGCTAGCTTAGGCCAGCTTGAAATCCAACGTGTTTTCATGATGTTAGATCAAGAACCTGATGAAGAAGTCAGAAAACAACGAGGACAAGATGCGCTAAAACGTGTCACTACTCTAACAATCAACATTTTAACTGGTGCAATTGAGTACATTGAAACGCCTACGATACGTGTGGATACTAAAGAGTATATCATGGATTTCTTAAATAACTGCGATAAGAACATCTATGTAACGATACGTGATTATAATGCTGACTTGAAATCCGAAACTGAAATTAAACCACTAAAGATTAAGTGCGTACACTGTACTCATGAATATGAGCAACCATTCACACTGAATACTTCTGATTTTTTCGGTTAACGCTTCTCCGCCTTGACCCACAAGGCATACAGAAGCTTATCGAGGGTTACGAGAAAGCCGTCGAGCAAATAAAGAAAAATGCCATGTCATTGGCATGGTACATGCGGGGTGGCGCGACATATGAAGATGTTCTTAATATGTCCGCTACCGAACGTGATTATTTAAATGAACTTGTAGATAAGAACTTAGAAACAACTAAGAAGTCAGGACTACCGTTCTTCTAATACAGATGTATCTCATCTATGCTTTGTCCATAGCTATTCATTTACTCAATTCAGGATACATTCTTTTCTCATTCTAAGATGTCCTTCGGACATCTAATAACATCACTAGTACTCACTTCGTTCGTACCACGTTCGTTATTGTGATTGTAATCTAATTAATCTCTTAACTGTTTTTTTATAGGAGATATATTGCCGCTTTGAAGCCATGGTAGTGCTAATAAGCACTACCAATGGTTAAGGGTACTTGCCATGCCCGTCATCCAATGTTATCTCTTCCCCGTATTGTCACCTATTTTTGGTACATATACGCTACCGGTTGCTCTGTAAAGTTTATGGGACTGTAGTGAACCTATCAATGTCTTTCAATTGACGATTCCGCAACGCACATTCTATAGCTTAAAGATAAAGTCGCTATAGACTTGTTGAAGGTTCGCTTTGTCGATTGCCTTCTCGGTATATCCAGAAAAATTAATTTCTGCTACTCCAGATCCGTCAGCACAGCACAATCTGTACAAACTCAAGGAGAGTCGAGGTTCCCCGACTAAACAAATTTAAAGTGTAAGTGCGTTTTTTAAACGCTTGGTAAAATGTTTTTGATTTGAATATTTTCGATTGATGACTTGGTGTCTGTATTGCCTGTAGAATATGTTTTAAATAGGTCTTTGTTGTGTTTCCAAAAGTGATCGAACTCAATCATGAGCCAATCACCATATTTTTCCGAGGTGTAATATAAGAATTGATCGGTTACCCAAGTTAAATTTGACGGAACGCACACGAACTTACCTTTACGATTGAATTTCATAAAGAGTATGTTTATATCGTTCGGCTCAGCTACTGCCATAAGTTGATCCAGCCAACTGTTTAGTTGCTTGCAGTCTCCTGCAAGTACTAAGTGAAAAGGAAAATCAGCGTAAGATTTGCATTCTGCATTAAACAGTTTGAAGCTTTGCCCGGGTACAATGTCGCCCTTGAAAGAACGAATTTGACCCTCATGTAGAAACTCTGTACGCTTTTGATTCTTGCCTCCTACATAGGCACCAGAACCCGGTGCACGAATAAACGACTCACCGTAGATTTTTGAAAGATATTGAGCTACTTCACGCTCAAAACTAGAACCTTTTTGTTTTTGTGGACTTGGCATATAGATACTTATGTCTTTTTAATGACACTAAATTTATTCTATATCAACTGCTGTACTGTAACTTGTGAATCCGTTTTCTTTCACAACCTTCAGAACGTTTGGTACACGACCTGCCAGTTCTTCACGGTGTGAAACAAGCCAAATAGACTTTTGACGACGGCGACTCATATCTTTTAAGATTGCTAAACTGTTTTCAACACCCATTGTATCAAGACCACTGTCAATCAATTCATCAATGAACAATGTGTTGATAGGGTGATACAATGATTCCCATACATCACGGAAAGCAAAGCTCAATCCTAGAATCAATCGGTTACGCTCACCTCGACTCAAATTATCAAAGTCTAAATCACGACCTAACTCTGTAATCTCAACTTGTAAGTCATTCTTAAAGACCACTTGATGTGGTAGACCAATCTTATCAAGATAGTGAGTCAATCGTGTATTCAAGTAACTCAAGTTCTGGTCAATGATTTTCTTACGCACAAAACTATCTTTACTAGTTAACAAATCAAGTAAGAACTTCTGATGTTCCATAGTTCTTGTTAGTTGATTGATAGTATCAAAGTTTATCTCTTGAAGTGCCTGTGTCTCCATGTCAGAAACTTGTTCTTGATACGGATCAGTCTCTGCCGCTTTGTTCTCAATTTGTGATAGTAAACTTGATATCTTTGTTCTGTGCTCTACTGCTTGGGCTTCGATATCGTAATGAGTAGATGGACGCTTACCAAGAGTGACGTTAGGAGTTTCGGCAAGTTGTCCGTCAAAAGGATTATTCTCGCTGGATTTTTCGTTAATCTGCTTGTTGATGTTATCAATTTCTGTTGACTGCCTGACTGCTTCAGCTTCAGTCTTATAATGTGTAACAGGTTTATCTCCTACAATTATTGGGTTCGCAGTCATTTCATCAAGTTGAAACTTTAAATCATCCAAATGACTCTTGCTAGTATTCAACAACTCGATTTTAGAATTCAAAACACCGGTATGTTGGTCGTCATGGAAATCTTGACCACAAGCATAGCACTTGTGTTCTTTAAGTGTTTCAACTTCTTTTATTAGTTTGTCATAATTCTTACCTTCTTTAGTAGTGTCTTTACGCAAACTTTCAACTTTACTGTCATACGCAGTTTTCAACTGAACTTGCTGATTGTATGTAACTAAGTCACGGTGTGTTTGCAATTCAACAGTAAAGTCGATGTGACTTAGCTCATCCATCTTGACTTTAAGTTGAGCAATGTCTTTATCTTGTTTTTGTTGCCATGCAGTAGAACGAGCAATTAACGCATTGTAAGTGTCTTGAATCTGCTTTTGTTGATTCCAAATCACTAAATCTTTGTGTGCTTGTAGTTCTGTGTCAATGTCAATCTTACTAAGGTCATCATATTCAATAACAATACTATTCAAATCTTCGTCATGTTTTTTGATCCATAACATTTGACGGCGTTTGATAGCATCAATTTGTTCTTTGACACGTTTGTTTGCTTCTTCTACTGCCTTAATTCTAAATTCTTCACTTTGTATATCGTCTTTGCTTTGACGAATCAACTCTTTAACAATTTCAGCTTTTTCTGAAAGTAATGTGATACCAAGCATTTGCTCAATAATATCTTTTTGCTCATTATTCTTCAATGCTAAGAATGGCTCACTGTATGTGTTCAATACAACAATGTGACGGAACATATCAACAGACATATTGATAACACGTTCAATGTGGGCCTGCGTTTCTTTATTTTCACCTTGTTGATCTTCGGTACCTTTTGACTGAACATTATTTACGTAGAACTTGAGAATGTTTGGTTTGCGTCCACGTTCAATCTTGTAGTTTGTACCATTGATATTAAACTCAAGTGTAACTAACATTCCTTTAGTATTTGTTCTGTTGACAAGGTTGTCTTTGCGAATGTTATTAATAGGTACACCAAACAGTGCATAACACAATCCTTGAATCAACGTAGTCTTGCCCGTACCATTACGAGCACCATCACCACCTAAATCTAAGTTCTCGCCTAGAATTAGTGTAATCTCTTTCTTGTCAAAGTCAACAGCTTGTGTTACTTGTCCAATGCTCAAGAAGTTTTTCAAGGTTATGTTTTTTAATGTAAGCATTCTTATATCTTTCTATCCACTCTGGAATATTGTTGTAATTTGTAAAAACGGTACTTTTGTACTCGGGTAATTTAAAAGTTGCTACCGCATCTTTTTCGTCTTTTGGATTAAGGCCATATAAATCTAAATCAGGAATATCAAAAGTAGTCTGAAAGGCATCTTCATACCATACTCTATGGTATGGTATATTATACTTTGCCGTTGTTTCTAAGAATTGAACTTCAGTCCCTATCTTCTTTTCTATATAACTACTGATTTCTTCAACTGAAATCGTAATCTTAGAATCTTTTATTCTATTCCATAATGGGTTAGAAGGTATTTCAGGAGTTAAGTTTGTAAACCTAAACTGTACGGTTTGAGCAGCCATAGTGCTCAAGAAATGTTCTGTTAAATTTCTTCTATCAATACGTACAATAAAAGCTTTAGGATTTTGAGCGATCTCACCTAAAATGCTAAAATCGTGTGTATCGATGAATACTTCTTCGGTTAAGTGAATGTTCCAGCGTTGGGTTATATGATGACCCAAGTAGGAAGAGAGGAAACTTCCACCGGATCTGGGTTCTCTGAGTACGTAAACCTTCTTATCAAACATGTTATAGGTTGTTATAGATATCTAACAAAAGTTTTTTGTCAAACGTTGTTGATTCAATGGCATTGATCTGATCTAAAATGATCTGGTCAACACTTTCAAATTTCAATCCGTCTGCTCCTTGAGTAGTATCACCCTGCTCACCCTTTACTGGAATTAAAACCATTTCACGCAGTTTGTATTCAGGGAGCCATGTTTCACGTAAGAAGTTTGCCTCTTCATAACTAATCTCGATATCAAGATGTACTCTAACATGACTATCAATTAATAACAAGCCTTCTGGCTGCTCAATAACATCACTGAGCTTGTGTACACGATAGACGGGCTGACGAGGCCATGATTTGAATACTGGCTCACTGTCCCATTCTAATATCATCATACCACGTGCGTCATCACCTGCATCAGCGTAGTTGTGAGGGAATGCGTTACCAACATACCAAATATTCTTACGTGACTGCCGTTTATGAAAGTGACCACTGAATACTTTCTCAAAGCCAGTCATATGTTCTTCATTGATTTCACCGTGATCTGGCATTTCAACCATAGCATTCATATAGAAGCGTGGCAACTCAAGATGACCAAACAGATACTTGCCCTTCATCTTTTGGAGTTTCTTGAAATCCTCACCGACTAGCCAGGGAGCAATGACTACATCTCCTTCTTGGAAGAAATCATTGACGATTTTAACGTTTGGTAAATGCTTACCCCACTCAATAGAATGAATGTCCCTACGGTCACGATAATAAAGATCGTGATTGCCTGGTATAAAATATACAGTATCAAAGCTAGCACTTAGTTTCTCCAATGCTTGTAAACCAAATTGCAATGTGTGAATGTTAATACTGGCACGATGATGGTTCCAATCACCCAAAAAGAAACATGTTTCGCATCCCTCTTTTTTGGCTTGTTCAATGAACCACTCTACAAAGTTAGCGCAGTCTTGATTGTGTTGTAGGCTGTTAGACTTCAATCCAAAGTGGATATCAGTGAACACAGCGGCTTTTTTGAAAAGATTATTCATATATCTATTATATAAGAAGAGGGAGTGCAAAAGCAACCCCCTTGGTTAAATTGATTATTCTTCGTATGTCATTGAAACGCCGGCACTAGAACCTTGACGACTCCAACTTGGGTTTAAGCCATTAATTTCTAAAATATCATCACGTATGTTTTGGTTGCGTTTTTCTGTGTTTAATACACGGCAGAAACTGTTTGTTATAGCGGCAGTGTAATAAGCGAATGGATTAGCTGATTTTGCTTCATTGAATCGTAATCCAACATAAGTTAGTTGTAGAATAGCACTGTTACGCATCTCATCATTATATGTGTATCCACGCCAATTGTATTTCATGGCGTACTTTTCACACATCATGATGTACATACGTGCTAGTTTGTTTGTAATCTGTCCGTGTTCTTTACTAAAATTACCACGGGTCAATCCACCAGTCCAATGACTTTTTCCCACGCAATAGAATGAATTGTTTTCATCAATCTTGTAGTGTTGAAATGGTGGAAAGTTGACTTTGACATGAACCATGTCATCAACTTCATCTTTAGTAGTTGTATCTTCTAAGTCAGCAAAAATCTCATCTGGATCGCCCTCTTCAAACTCAAATATGTCTTTTGCTGTTTTCTTCTTCACTGTTTTGCGTGGTTGTTTTTGTGATACCGGAATATGGTCCCAAGTCATGATACGGAACATCAAATCAGTCACAGGAATAGATAAAGAATCAGTTGTTCCCTTTGCCAATCCTTGCTCAATATCCATTCTTAATGCTCTAGTTTCTCGGGCTTGTTGTATAGATTCTGCTGAAAATGCGTGTTCAAATGATTTTTCTAAGGGTTCTTGGGGCATGTCTACGATGTAGTCATATTGATGATACTCAGGTTTTGTAAAGTAGCAATATGTTGTTTTGCTTTCATGAATCTCTTTTAGAATGTCTTTGTTATTGAGGTAGTTAACCGGTTTTTTTGAAGGTAAGCTCATAGGGTCCTTGTTGTTATTGCTCTAGCATAGCACAAAAGTTGCGAAAATGCAACACTTAGGGTGAAGAAAAGGTAAAAAACGAACTAATATTTATGAATAAATATAGATAAGGAAAAAACTATTATGGCAGAATTCGGACTACAAGGTGAAATTGAAAACGCCAGAGAACAAGGTACCGCACAAGACCAGGCCAACTTTCAACAATACAGAGATTGGCGTGTTGTATTGAGGCTAGCACCAGAATCTTCTGGATATCTGTACAAAGCCCCTAACCCGGGAATTCTAGCACCATTGGCGTTGACTGACGGTGTTATATTCCCCTACACGCCACAAGTTGCAGTTCAATACTCAGCGTCATATGACCCAACTGAAGTAGCGCATAGCAATTATAAAATATTTCAATACAGAAGTAGCTCAGTTGATACTGTGTCGATTACAGGTGATTTTACTGCACAAGATACGTTTGAGGCAAATTACGTGATAGCAGTGATTCATTTCTTTAGATCAATTACTAAAATGTTCTACGGACAGGATCAAAATCCTAGGAACGGAACCCCTCCCCCTCTGTGCTATCTATATGGTCTAGGAGCCTTTCAGTTTAACAAACACCCGTTAGCTATTACGGGATTTAATTATAGCTTACCCAATGACGTTGACTATATACGTTCAAACATATCAAGTCAAGAGAACCCTGATTCTATACTAGGACAATGGTCTGATAATCCATCTAATACTAGAACTGCATCAGCAGGAATAAGCCCCGGTGGAGTACCGATGCCCCCTCAATGGGCATTGTCTCAAGTTAACAGTGGTGGCAGTGGCTCTGACGGTCCTACGTATGTACCAACGAAAATGCAAATACAAATTAATGCAGTTCCAATCATCAGTCGCAGAGATATCAGCGAAAATTTCAGTCTGGAGCAATATGCTTCTGGAAGATTATTGCTTGGATCAAATAGACCACAAAGCGGAGGTGTCTGGTAATGGCTTCAATTGATAACGGATTGTATCCAACAACTAGTCCTTATTACACAACTGATGTTGTTAATAAAAAGTTTTTGGATGTAATGGTAAATCGTGCAATTCCTGCGTTAGCTTCTGATGTTTTTTGGACTATCACTCCTGTCTACGAATTTAGACCTGACATATTGGCATATGACTTATATTCGGATAGCAGGTTGTGGTGGGTATTCGCACAACGTAATCCAAACAGACTCAAAGATCCATATTTTGACTTTGTAGCAGGGATAGAAATTTACTTACCCAAATTAGACACACTAAAGAGATCCTTAGGTATATAACATGGCAGTTATCTATGATGAATTGGGAAATGTAATTGGCGATTACGGTGACGGTCCAGACGAAGTATCCAGCGCCGGCACTACACAAGCAGGTTCTTCTGGTACAGATACAAACGAATTTGGTATTGGTGTCAGACAGTACAATCCATTAAGTTTGTACTCAAGTTATACATATCAATTGTCATTGTATATGATAAGTCCTGACGCCTATGAAGAATTTAATAATACCGGTAGAAAAAACATATTTTTAGTAAACGACCGTAACGAAGGCGGTGGCGGCGCGTATCTAATTGCACAAAGTGGTGGTATAGAAGATCCTTCAGTAAGAGCACCGGGATTCCACTTTGATTATTTTATTGACAATTTAGTCATCAACTCTGCGGTTAACGGTGCAAGTACAGGTGGCCCAACAACAAACGTAGACATGACGTTTAATATTACTGAAGCTTATGGTCTTTCGTTCATTACTAATTTAAAAAGAGCAAAAGACGCATTGGATCAGTATTCAGCAACTACAAACTTTAAAGATTCACAGAACGCATCTAAACAATTCTTCATTTTAGGAATCAAATTCTTAGGTTATGATCCCGCCGGAAGATTGATTACACAATCTTCTTATATCAATGAGAGACTTGGAGGCTCAGATCCAACGTTTCAACGATTCTATAATATTGAGATAACTGAACTAAAGTTTAAGATAGATGGAAAAACAACTGTATATAACATTAAAGCTACTCATACTGAAATATCAGGTGCGATAGGTCAAAAACGAGGAATTATTGACAAAGGTGCTAATCAACTAACAGGTAATACTGTAGGTGACATTCTTGATAAACTAATGGCTAAAGTGACTAAAGATCAGGAAGCCTTAGTTAAAAGCGGAGACAAGGAATTTGCAACTACTTATAAGGTAGAATATTTTGATGATGCACAAGAGATTGCCGCATCTACTATCGTTAGCTCAGCCGACGTTAGTAAGATTAAGTGGCCTATGGCAGAGCCAAGCGATAAATCTACCGTAAACTCAAGTCTTGAAATTAAGGCGCAGCCTAATAGTAAAGAACGCACAATGGCATTCAATGGTGCTACTCCAATCATACAAGCAATTACAAGCGTTATCAAACAAAGTGATTATTTGGTTAACGGATTGAAAGAAGTATACACTACCGAAGAATCACCGGATGCAAAAACAAACTCTAATAGTTCTGAAAAAATTGACAGTAAGAAACGTTTAAAGTGGTTTACTGTTATGCCTAAAATTGAGGACATTAAGTTTGATAGAAAATCTAAAGATTGGGTGTACAATATCACCTACCAAGTAAAAACATATGAGATTCCTATATTGAAATCAGCTTATGCAGACAAGACTACACCTTACTACGGTGCAGTAAAACGGTATGAGTATTGGTGGACAGGTCAAAACTCTGAGATTGTAAAGTATGAACAGACGATGAATAATACTTACTTTACTGTAGCACTATCTGGTGATAGTGCATCTTCGGCTTCAACTGGTGGTAAAGCAAACATACCTTTAGTATTTGGTAAAAGACAAAAAGCAGACCGTTTAGGTAAATTAGATGTGGGTATGGAAGCGCAGAACAGTGTTGTTACTGATTTATATGACCCTGGAGCTTGGGCCGATGCTAAGATTGAAATCTTAGGAGACCCTGATTGGTTAGCTAACCCTGAATATTCATCGGGTGATGCTAAATCATTCTATGGTAATGATGGATACACAATACAATCAAACTCAGGTCAAATATTTGTTGAGATAAAATTTTTAGAAGCAGTTGATTACAATAATAGTACAGGTGTGATGAACATCAATGATAAACTTATGCTTTGGGATTATCCAGTAAAAGTAGCAGAACAATTAAATGGTGCTATTAGTTACCAAGTCAAAGATATCAAACATATGTTTAGAGGTGGCAAGTTTACTCAAGAAATTAACATGGCTATTAACACCTTTCCAGATGTTGATGGTCTTAAAATGTCTGAACAAATGAGAGAGACAGAAAATAAAGAGTACGCTGATACTGAAAATCAACAATTACAAAACAGATCAACCGGTCTTACAACAGACCCTCCACCAAGTAGCGGATCAAGTGGTGAATCAGCCGGAATAGTTTCACCGGAAGAGTTGTCGGGAGATAATAATGGCTGAGAATATTATTAAACAGACCGGGGCGTCAAAAGCAAGTCAACCCGACGCCGGCGGCGGTGTAGTAAGAAATGTACCGGTACTAGGTATAGTTAAAAACAATATTGATCCTACACGTACAGGTCGTATTCAAGTTTATATCTCTGATTTGGGTAGTGATGATCCTGATAATCCAGCCGGTTGGGCAACCGTCTCTTATATGAGTCCGTTCTATGGATTTGTTGAACCAACGGCAAGTACTACCGGAGAAGGTGATTTCACTGCAAACCCTGCTAGTTACGGTGTTTGGAATAGTGCGCCTGATCTAGGTACTACTGTTATTTGTATTTTCATTAACGGTGACCCTAACTACGGATTCTATATCGGGTGTGCTCCTAAAGCAGAAGCACTACACATGGTACCTGCTATTGGTTCAAGTGAAAATATTGTCACAAACAATGACGGTGAAGCAAACAGTTACGGTGGTGCAACACAACTTCCTGTAACAAATATCAATATGAATAATGAAGCGGTTGCTGATGGCAATAACTTCTTAGATGAACCTAAACCAATTCATAGCTATCAAGCTTCTATTCTATTCAAACAAGGTCTTATTCGTGATACATTAAGAGGTACGATCACATCAAGTGCTCAACGTGAGAGTCCATCTCGTATTGGGTGGGGTGTTAGCTCACCGGGAAGACCTATTTTTGCCGGCGGATATAATGATACTTCTATTGCTACTGCCGCAACACAAGGTAAAGATGCAGCCGGAATGACAGTCATCTCACGTAGAGGTGGCCACTCTATTGTTTTAGACGATGGTGATTTGGTTGGTAGAGACCAATTAATTAGATTACGTTCAGCAGCCGGACATCAGATTTTAATGAGCGATGATGGACAAACCATCTTCATCATTCACAGTAACGGACAATCATGGGTTGAGATGGGCAAAGAAGGTACCATCGATATGTTCTGTACTAACAGCTTTAACGTAAGGACACAAGGTGATATCAATTTTCATGCTGATAATGATATAAACATTCACGCCAAGAAAAAATTGAATATCAAAGCAGAAGATATTTTCATACAGTCTGAAAAATCATCTAAACACCTAATTGGTAGTGATTATAATATTGAAACTACTGGAACTCACGGCCATAAAATAGGAGGATCATTTAGCTTAGAATCAGGTGGCGAAGGCAGTCTAGTATCTAGTGGTACATTTTACATTAACGGAAGCAAGGTTAATTTGAATACAGGTCAAGGTGCTTCCCCTGCATCGGTTGCACCATTGACAGATAAGGCACAAACGGATACAATGTTTGATTCTACAAAAGGATATATTGCCTCTCCTGGAACACTTAAGAGTATTACAACAAGAACTCCTGCACACGCCCCGTGGTCAAATGCTAATCAAGGTGTTAATGTTGAAACAAGTCCAAATGCAAGTGATAACTTGCCCGAAGCTCCAAGTGCAGAAGTTGAAAAAGCAAACCAATCCGCGGATGTATCACCTACAACAACACCAGTAGAACCAGCGGCATTGGCTAGTGTACCAAATGCACCACCAGTAAGTGAAGCTATAGATCCGCAAGCTACTGGATCTATGCTTGGTGCAGTTGCTACAAATGCGGCAACTGGCCCGGCAGCAGAAGCAGTCGCACAAGGTGCTGGTATCGTAGAAACAGCTACTGGTTCAGTAGCGGCAATTGGCTCATTTGCACAATCTCCTGCGCAACTTGAAGCAGCCGGAATATTGAAACCCGGCTCATCAAGCTTAGTAGATTCGTTAGTACAGGGTGGTTCATCGTTGTCACAGGCACTACCTACTAACTTGTTTACAGGCAAAGACGGTGTTACTAGCTTGACTTCATTAGTGAACAATCCATCTGCACAGATTAATGGAATGGTTTCTAACTTCCAGCAATCACAATCAGCATTGACAAGCGCAGGGTTGATGTCTGGTAAAGAATCATCAACCTCTATTGCAGGTCTAGTTATGGCCGGCGCAACTGCGGGACTTAGCAATACAATCAATGCAGTTAAGAACTTAGGTTCATTGGCTGGTAACATCTCATTACCGGGTGTTGGACTACCCGGAGTCACAAATCCAGTTACAAACGCTATTAGTTCAGGTAAATTTGCTGCCGGACTTGCAGAATCTAGTACAGGTGGTTTAGGATCTATATTGGGCGTGGCATTACCTGTAGCAGGATTAATTGCAGGGTCTAGGATGAGTAACAGAGGCGCCAGTGCAGCCGCATTTGGTTTGATTGCCGCATCTTTGACTGCATTACCACGTGGTCCTTCTAACTTAAGAGCAACATCATCTGCAACAATGGACTCTGCACTTTTAAGATCGAATTCATTGTTGACAACTGCACAAGTTCTACGTACAGCAGGACAAATTGTAGGCGGTAGATATGCTAAAGTTACAAGTGCCGTTTCAGGTGGAATTACTGCTATCAATCGTCTAAATAGTGCTAGGAACTCATCACAGGGTCTAGCAGGATTGACAGGTGTTATTGGTAGTTTGGGAACATTAGGATCTGCATTAGGTAACAAGTCATTAGCCAAAGCCGCAAGAGATGTTAACTCTATCATCGGTGTATCCACACAGGTCAACCGTAGTCTAGGTGTTATTGCTAATGCTAAGAATGCATCGCAAGCACTCGGTGGATTGTTAGGTGTGTTTGGTGGTATTGGTAGAGGTGGCGCAGTATTTGGTAACAAGAGACTAGCAAGTACTACTAAGAAGATCAATAGTGTAATATCCAATACAGGACAAATCTTTAGAGCAGTAGACGCACTTGCTACAAGTAAAAACATCAACACAACATTAGGTGCTTACGGTTCAATTATCAATTCTGCTGGTAGAATTGCAGGTGTATTTGGTAAAAACAGTAGAAGCACAGGTCTGTTTGGTTTACCAGGTGGACAACTAAGCGTTGGCTCTATCGTTAACAAATCATTGGGTTCGTTAGGTATACCCAAGAATCCTGCATTGAATGCGATTATTACTAACGCAGTGACAGCATCCATTAACAAGATAGCATTCCCACAGAGCATTAAAGGTAAGGCAGGTTTAGGAATAGCATCAGGATTAAGTCTACCTAGCTTACCTTCAGGTCTTCCCGGTTTACCAAGTTTAGGTGATGTGTCTAATAAGATAACAC